CGCTATCTCTGCAGCCTCTTTCCTTTTACGTTCCTTCTCTTCCCATTCTTCCGGATGCTCCATTTTTAATCTTAGGTCTCTCAGCTCTTCCTCCAAAAAATCCTCAGTCTCCGGGATTAAACCAAATGGTCCTAATTTTGCCATGCTGATACCTCCTCGATTTTCAAAACATAATAGATTTTTCCCGGCTCAGCTCCCCATTCCGGCTTACCTTTTCCAAATTGCAGGGTGCATTTGCAAACAACTTCCGGTGAATCTTTCGAGTACCCATTTCTGAATACCACTGGTACCGGCCACGGCTTCCGGATTTCTTCCGGTGCCGCCTCTCCATATACCATCTGCCCGCCTGCCAGCAGGAACCCGAACGCATTCATAAATCTGCTGTCGTAATACGGCTTGATTTCTCTATACTCCTCTTTCTTTTCTCCGGAGACGATCATATCAAACCACTTCTTTTTTATTGGCAACGTCAGCATCGCCCTCCACCTTCCTTCTCTTTCAGATATTTTTCGCATTTTCGGTATATTTCCGGATCAAACTCTTTCCGCTCATGCTCGTAGGAACTGTACTCTGCCGGACTACATCCGGCAATCTGTGACATTTTCATCATTGTTATTTTGGCATCTTTCCTCAGTGCTGCAATATAGCCTGCATACATTCCCTTCTGACTGTTCAAGTTCTGAATCTTAATTCTTTCCTTGATCGCCTCCGACTCTGTAAATCTCTTCACTTGATAAACCTCACACTGCTCATTTTTGCAATCAAACAGGCATCCATGCCTGCCCTTTGGTCCATCATAGAACCCCGCCACATATTTGGTGGGTTCTTTGCAGGCATTGCATTTTGCATTCACCACCATGCGTCAATCCTCCCTTGGCTTATCCAGTAAATCCGTATGTTTCAATAAGCACTTCTTACATCCGTTCTTTCTGAAACCGTACTGGCATTTAACTTCAACCGGGATCGGGCAGAAATGACACTCTTTGAGGATGTATTCTGCCAGTTCGTTTTCTCTCTTCCTTCCGGCAATAATTTTGGCATTCGCTGAATCCAGTCTGTTATCTACGTGGCCGATAAAATCAGCCATCATTCTCATGGTTTCCTTGCAAAACTCTTCGTTGATTTTATATTCTTCCGGCGTGAAGTCATGCAAGAACAGGTCTATCCTTCTCTTTAATTCGTTTTTGTTTTTAATATCCATCGCTCAACGCCTTCTTTCTATCTCGTGCTGCAGACCGGAACATCATCAACAGCATTTCCGATACCGGCCTGCTTCTATCTTTCCTCTTTGCCTTCTTGATTGCTTTAAGGTCGTACCACTCACCCCGGTAATTCATTCCGTCCGGAACATACACGCCTACCTGGTATGGAATTTCTTTCTTGATCTGCTCGTACACTTCCTCCGGCATCACGTAGTAATTGTAGTCTCCTAGGAAGTTGTGACCGTTCTTCGAGTGAAAATCCTCTACTGAGGACTTAACCTCGTAGCAGTAGAAATCTCCCTTCTCTATGCCGGACACTGTATTGTTTACCGGCTTGAATTTCATAAAATCCACCCGCACCGCATTCGTGGTGGCGTAGTCGAAAGTTACTTCCCTGGCCCAGTAAATTCTCGGATCATTATTCGGGCAGATGTGTCGCTGGATTGAGAACGACAGCATCGCCGTGATCTCCGGTCTTTTATTCTTTTCCATCCTAACACGGTCCTCCTTCCGCTCCATGAAATGCTCCCGCCGGGTACATCCATCGCCCCTTCACATACACATCATCGATTGTAAATTCTCCGGTAATCAAACTCCTCAATGCCTCGAAATCTCCGTGATATACACATGACTCCGCATCTCCGACGAATGTTTCTAAGTCGCATTTGTTATCCAGTGTGAAGCCAAGTATCTCTTCATCTCTCTTTAATGCCTCAAATTCTTCCGGATATATCTCCTTTATTCCCGCAAACAGTTTCGGGGTAGAGAATATGCACATCGCACAGCTGCATCTATTCCATCCCGCTCTGTAGCAAGGATGCGGATTGACGTTGTGTCTCTTTAGAACTTCCCATATGTCTCTTTCTGAATAGTCGATCACTGGCCGCCATTGATGCACTATTCTATGTGCTTTTGCCGGTGCGTTTGTCCTGTGTATTTCTATTTCATTATACTTTGAGCGTCCTTTTGACTCGCCTCGTCGTTCTCCGGAGACGACTAAAATCTTTACATTTTCCTTTGTCTGTTCCAGGTTCGATGTTACACTGTCCTGGACTGCCGCCTTTAGATTTCCGCTGCACCAACGTCTCTGGTGGGTACCGCCTTTTGCCGGAAATTTATGTCTCTTCCCTCCAAGCTGTTCTAGCTCCTGCAGTCGGCTAAGGTTTGACATCACCGTGTCTGCAACCATAATTTTCAAATATGCGCTGCACCATCTCCTGCTCAAATCTCCTGTTTTAGCAGGGAATTTCATTCTATAACCCAGCTTTTTCAATTCTGCTTCCATATCTTCCGTGGCTTTTTCTTTAATTTCCTGGCATTGCAGATAATTTCTCGACAATCTGCATTGCCTTACTTCTCCGGTATCCGGATCAAGCCATTCAACCGGTTCGCTTGCGCCGATTCTATACAGTTCCCCGAAAAATCCATTAACCCTCCACGAAAGTCTCAGCTTTACTCCTTCTGCTTCTGCAAATGATTTCACATAATTCTGTGTGCATTTCCAGTCCATTTTTCTCTCCGGGTTTCCACCGTCAATATCATGGTGCCAAAACTCCATCCGCTCTTTTGGTACCCCGAGTTCCAGCAGTTTGTAATAGCAGGCTATGCTATCTTTTCCTCCGGAAAGAAGTATTGCAACCAGGTCGTACTCCTCAAGCGGTAACAGTTCCGGTAGGAAAATCTTCTCGAAGTGGGAAGAGTCTCTCCTGCCTTCAACTCTCGGAATTATCCTTTTGCCAGTACCATATATCGGTATATCTAGTTCCCCATACATAAGCGGCGTGTCTTTGGTGCAATCGGCGTCTTTTATAAATCCCTCGCATTCCTGCATCGCTAACACTCCTTCTTTACATACAAGTCGCTGGTTCCTTCGGCCACGCTTTTCTCTTCATCGTTAGGGAACTGGAAGCCGTACTGTTCTAGTATTCCGTAGAATGCCTTTACCCTCTTGCCTCTGACCGTGTTGTATGTGTAATTCCACTCAACCAAATCTGCATCAGCAACCATTGCCGATACCATGCAAAGCAATTTATGGAGTACGCTGAGTCCTTCCATTTTCTTCTCTGCAGCTTCTATATCTTCTTTCTGAGCGTTGTAGCACTTGTCTCCCAGGAAAAACTCCTTCAATGTGTTATGACCCGTGAATGTCTCCCAGCTTATCATCTGCTCAAAAAGTTCTGCAACGACTTTTTCTTCATTCGTAACCTTCTTAATTCTGCCGGATAAAATGCCTTCAATGAACGCCTTCCTCGTGTTGGCCGCCTCCTTCAGAATTGCCTTGATTTGCTTCTTGTTCCGCTTATTCTGTCTCTCTGCTTCCTGTGCGGGCGTGAGTTCCTTCTTTTCCTTCTTTTTCTTACGGATCACGTACAATGTTCCGTATCTTTCCAGGTAAAACGTCGGTTCGCCATTATCCTCGAACTTCATCGTCTTAGGCGGCTCCTTATCGAGGCTGTAGTCCTTCATACGTTCCCACTTATCCGTGTAAAACTCGCTGTCTGCTTCCTTCGGAGCTTTCTTCAATCCCAATTTCTTCATCATTGCCACGTACAGCTTCATGTTCTCCTGGCGTTTCTGCTCCTTCTGAGCATTGATTGCTCTTCTTGCCAAATCTCTCGAATCTGTGGAATCCTTCAAAATCTTATCCCTGGTCTTTACGTCCTTGATCTTTTCCAGTTCGTACAAAT